GCTGGTTTTGCTATTAATTATGGTGGAAATGGTAGTACTATTGCAAAGAATTGCAATATACCTGCTAAAGATGGAGAATTTGTTTACAGATCTTATTTTGAAGCATTTCCTAAGTTAAAAAATTATTTTGATTTAGTATTTGCAAGAGCATCACATTATGGCTATGTTCAATTCAATAATGTTACTAAGAGAAAATATTTTTTCAATAAAGAAGAAAATGATTATTTCTCCCTTAAAGACATTGTTGAAGATAAATACTTCTGGCAAACTAATCGTAATGCACGAGAATTATCTCAAAAGTATAACAAAGCTAAAAGTGAGATTCAACGCTTATCACAGAATTATCCAATACAGGGTGAGTACAAAGTAATTGTGCCCTGTTTAAATTCCATAAATTCGGTGAATTCTGAAATGAAAATACCGAGCCAATCCTCAAAGTAATTTGAGAATGTGTGTAGAGACTAGGGATGAGACAACTATATAAATATTTAATTTATACAAGTGTTAATAATTTCCCCACGAAAATGGGAATTTTATATAATTATGTCCATAGAATTTTATAAATTTGTATTTACATTACAAAATTTAATAAAAATCTATATGGAACAAAAAACAACAAAATTATGCAAAAAATGTAATTTAGAAAAGGAATTACAATATATGGTAAAACATTCTGGAATGAAGGATGGTTATAGCTACTGCTGCAAAGAATGCAATAAAAAAGCTCGCCTTTTAAAACAGGGCAAAGTTTTAATTATTACTGTTACAGAAAAATATTGTCCAGTTTGTCAGAAGACAAAAATTTCTGATGAATTTTACAAGTCTACAAAAAAATTAAGTCCGGACGGATTACAATTTTTATGTAGTGAATGTTATAAATATCATAATAATATCAATAAGGGAAAAGATAAAAATTATTTTAGAAAATTACAAGCATCAGTAGATGATAATTTTAGAGAATATCTTTCTAAACAGAAAAGAGAAAATTCTAGGAAAAATCATATTACAACTATGTTAAATAATGCAAAGAAAAGGGCATTGAAAAAAGGATTAGAATTTTCTTTAATAAAAGAAGATATTATAATTCCAGAAATTTGCCCAATTTTAAAAGTACCTTTTATAATAGGTACTAAAGAAAATTATGATTTTACTCCTACAATTGATAGAATTGATAATTCTAAAGGATATATAATTGAAAATATCCAAATTATTTCAAATAAAGCAAATTCTATGAAGAATAGTGCTTCTTTTGAAATGTTACAAAATTTTGCAGAATACGTTTACAATATAAAATAAGATATAGTCCAAACAATACCAAAAGAGTAAGGTATTGAATCATGGGATAAAGAGCCTATGAGATAATAATTGACAAGTGCAGATATAACCAAATATGCTTGTATTATCTTCTTTAGAGAAATTCTCAAAAGAAATTGGTTGCATACTGTGAAAATTGTAAATCTAGTGCATGATGAAATTCTAGTTGAGTGTCCAAGTGACATTGTCGAAGAAGTTCGTAAAGTGCTTATTTTTAGTATGGAAGAGGCAGGAAAACCTTTCTGTACAACAGTTCCATTAAGAGCAGATGCAATTTATGGCGATCATTGGGTTCATTAATAATATGATGATTTTTTGTCAAGATTTTTTTGTAACTTTGTATTCTATTTCCTCTATAAAAATAGGAAGTAATATAAATTAAAAAATGACTAGAGACGAAAGACAAAAACTTGGAATACAGAAGTGGATAAATAATGGTTGCAGAGGCACATTAGAATGGTGTACTGGTTCTGGAAAAACTAGAGCTGCAATTATTGGTATTAAATCTTTTTTACCTAAAAATCCAAATAAAAAAATAGTAGTTATAGTGCCAACTGAACATTTAAAAGTTCAATGGTTAATTGAATTGAATAAATTTAAGTTGATACCAACTGTTACTGTTGAAATTATAAATTCTGCTATTAAATTGCCTTCTAAAATTGATTTGCTAATTTTGGATGAAGTGCATAGGATTGCGTCTAATACTTTTTATGAAGTTTTCGTTCAAAGAAAACCTTCATTAGTATTGGGACTTTCTGCTACCTTTAAAAGATTAGATAATAAAGAAGAATTATTAAACAAGTTTTGTCCAGTAATTGATGTTTTAACAGTAAAGGAAGCTCTTGCAAATAAATGGCTTTCTCAATATATTGAATATAAAGTTGAGATCATTCCAAATGATTTAGAGGTTTATAGAGAACTTAATGCTACATTTTTAAATGCCTTTTCTTATTTTGACAATGATTTTGCATTAGCAATGTCGTGTGTAGTTGGAATAAAACGAGGTCAAGTAGTGATTAAAGCATCTCATTTTGTTAGGTATGAATATGCCGCGCAATTATGTGAATTTCCAAAACATCATCCAAGGTATAAAGATACTGTAAATCAAATTTTCAAAGAAGTTACTGCAATGGCTTTTACATGGAGTAGAGCATTACAAGCAAGAAAAGCTTATGTAATGAATCATCCAACTAAAATAGAAATTGCTCGCAAGATTCTGAAAGCTCGACCTAATTCAAAAGCTATTACTTTTTCAGCAACAAAGAAACAAGCTGATAAAATAGGCAATGGATTTGTTGTACATTCAGGTAAAACTAAAAAGAAAAATGCTATAAGTATTAAAGAATTTTCTAAATTAGACACTGGAGTAATTCATACTGCCAAAAGTCTTGATGAAGGAGCTGATATTCCTGGATTAAATTTAGGAGTAATTCTTTGTAATACTTCCTCTCAAACTCAAAAAACTCAACGAATTGGTAGGGTTATTAGATTTGAGGAAGGAAAAGAGGCAGAATTGTTTACATTAGTTTTAAAAGGAACTATGGAAGAAAATTGGTTTAACACTTCAATGGTAGATAAATCTTATATTGAAATATCAGAAGAAGAATTAGATGAAGTATTGGATGGAAAAACTTCAGAGAACATTGTTCGAGAAGGAAAACAAATGGATTTATTATTTAGATTATAAAAATTATAGAAACTAGAGATATAATTATCTTGGATCATACTAGTTTAATTGAGAATTCAAAAAGAAAAATATTTACAGATATTACTCTATATGACTTTAAATCAGTAAGACTCTTAGAAGAAAGAGATCAATTGAAAGGAAGATTGGATAAATTAGATGACTTTACAGAGAGTGAAAAATTTGATAAAATTAACCCAATTCAACAAGGATTAATGTTAAGTCAACTAGTTTATATGGGAGATTATTTATATTGTTTAAATGAAAGAATAAAACATTTAGACATTGAATACAGATAAAAAATTATTAATAACTACAAATTACCTACCCACTCACTACCAATCCCGTAACGGATACTAAATACGATTAAAAAGTAATTTGAAATACTACTTTATGCAGCATTTTGAATTATCTTTGAAAGAGGAGATTGCTATTTATATAAATAGTGGTTTAACTCCAACAGAATTATTTCTTTTAAGATTGTTATTTTTAGCAATTGATGGAGAATCAAATTATCTAATTAATTATTTATCTAATGTTTCTAATGGCAAAGAGCTATTTAGAAATGTTCTTAAATCTTTAGTTGATAAGAAAGTGATTAATAGCACTTTCAAAATACCACAAGAAGGTGAAAGCCTTAATTTTAAGAACATTCCTTTTAATAAGAATTTTCTTAAAATGTATATTCGAGAATCAAACGAAGTTGGTAAAGAATTTTTTGATGCATATCCACCATTTGTTAGTATAAATGGTAAACAATGTAGTATAAAGAATTTTACTAAAGCTGGCTTATTTTCCTTCGATGAATTTTGTATTTATTATGCAAAACAATTAAAGAATTCTGCAGTTGCTCATGAGAGAATTATGGCCGCTTTAGAGTTTGCAAAGGATAAAAATCTAATAAATTATACGATTCTGGAATTCCTTGCCTCAAAAAAGTGGGAAGAGATTGAATATATACAAAATAGTGGTAATGTTAACGGCTATAATAATACTGAATTATTATAATGGCAGTTAAACAATTATTAAAGAATATAAAATCAGGGAAAGAGGGAAAAAATATTGGCATTAGTACTGGTTTATCTACTATTGATTCAGTTATTTATGGAATACAAAGAAAATATTTGTATACGATAGGGGCTGATACTTCAGGAGGTAAAACTTCTTTTGCTATAGATATTTTTGTTTATAACCTAATCAAAAATGCTGGCGATAGAAAAGTTAATATTTTATATTATTCTTTTGAGATGTCTGGTGATATTTTATTTGCTAAATTACTTTCACGATATATTTTTGATGAATATGGAGTGATTATAACTTACGAAGATATTTTATCATTAACAACTACAATTACACCTTATCAAGAAGAATTTGTTAATAAAGCTATTCCTTGGCTCTTAGAGATTGAGAAAATAGTTACAATTTATGACAAAGCTTTATCACCTAATGGAATATATGCTACTTGTAAACAGTGGTTAAAACGATTTGGTGAATTTGTAAGTATAGACGAACATCGTGAAGAATATATTGACAATGATCCAGAAGCATATAAAATTGCTTTGTGGGATCACGTTGGTTTGATAAGTGGTCCAGGCTCTAAGAAAGAAAAAATTGATCTTACTGTGGATTATGCAATTCACTTTAGAAATAAATGTGGATTAACAGGAATATTTATTCAACAAATGAATAGAAATTCTAAATCTATGGATAGAAAAACTAATGGATATGAATTATATCAATTAGATGATTTCAAGGATACATCTGGAACTACTGATGCATCAGAAGTTGTTATAGCATTGTATTTCCCATACAGGGAAAAAATCGCACGATGTGAAGGTTACCCAATTCAAAATACTTTGAAAAAAAGATTTCGTCTTGCACAAATTTTAAAGAATAGATATGGACAATCTGATGTTAATAAAGGATTAGGATTTTATGGTGAGATAGGAATGTTTGTAGAACTTCCAAAACCAGAAGATATTACTGATTATGAACAGTATCTTTCCCTAGATACGAGAGTTGAAAAGAATATAGATATACCAGTTACAAAAGATGAAATTAATCATTTAGATACTAATGTATTTACATTTTAAGTAAACAATATTGGCTGAATTAGGAGCAATAGTTGGTGAATCAGGGTCTGGTAAATCAACTAGTTTAAGAAACTTAGACCCAAAAGAAACATTTATTATTAATGTTGCAGGTAAAAATTTACCTATTAGAAATTATAAGAAGAATTATATACCATTAGTACAGGATAAAGATAAGAAATATCAAGGTAATTTATATAATACAAGTAATGTAGATAAAATTAATCAAGTTATTAAACTTGTTAGTGCTACAATGCCACATATTAAACAAATAATTATTGATGATTCTCAGTATTTAATGGCGTTTGAAGCGATGGATAGAGCAACAGAGAAAGGATATGAAAAATTCACTCAAATGGCTCAGCATTTCTTCTCAATCTTAAAAGAATCTATGAATGCTAGAGAAAACTTGAAAATTTTTGTATTAGCACATTCAGAAAATTCAGGGGATAATTTAAATCCTTCTTACAAGATTAAGACACTTGGTAAAATGATAGATAATATGATTACAGTTGAGGGATTATTCACTTATGTATTATTTACTGTTAGAAAACAAAATGATGATGGAATTATGGAATATAAGTTCATTACTAATTCTGACGGAACTAATACAGCTAAAACTCCAATGGGATGTTTTGATGAATTATTCATTGACAATGATTTACAATATGTAATTAATAAAATAGACGAATATAATGGAAGTTAGTAAAGAAACAAAGTTAGTTAAAAGTGTGATGGTAACATTTGAATTTGATCCTACTACAGAAGAAGTATCAAATATCCAATGTTCAATAGATGGGGTAGAAAAGAAAAAAAGAACTACTAAGAAGAAAACTGAAGTAGTTGAAGAATTGGCAAGTATTCCTTTAATTACATTGGATGCTGCAAAACTTGTATTTAACAACAAGGCTGTAGCAGAAATGGAACTCGAATATGAAGATCGAGTAGTAATTAAATGGGACCCAATTACACCAAAGAGTAAAACCTTAATTCCAATTATAGGAAAAGATTTAGCCTTTGATGAAGAAGGAAGTGGCAACAAAGTTACCAAAAGTAACACTGTTGGTTATAAGGGTAAACAGAATACAATATTGGCTGAATTAGGCACAATATTTACTATTGAACCCTACAAAGGAGATATTTGGAAATTAGTTTCAACAACTAATCCAGGAGCAGTGAAAACCATTCCAGAAGCTATTGTAGAATCTGAAAGAGTTGAACCAATGTTGCTTATAGATAATGAAGATAATTCAGAAATAGATGAGACACAATTTCAATTCACAGTCATTTAAACAATAAATAATGAGCGATTTTTCATTTAGTACAACAGCTGGTACATCACAAAGTACCACAAAACCAAAGTTAGAAGGAAATATGATTCACACTGTCAAATTTGACGGATGTGAAATTAAGGATGTTGTTGGAGTTAAAGACCCAACTGCAACTTATGAACAATTGATTTTAAAATTCTCTAACGAAGATGGAGCATTTGAACATACAGTATGGCCTCCACGCCCAGAAGATTTTAATCGCAGGGAATCAGAGATAACAAATAAAGCAGGTAAGAAAGAAAAAGTTCCACAACCTTCAAATGTTGAAAGTATGATGTTATTCTTTAAACATGCGATTGATACTTTGAATCCTACAATTGCAAAACAAATTGATTCAAAAGAAAAGAAAATTACTGCTCCCGATTGGAATAAATTGAGAGAATTGATAGTAAGTATCTTAGAAAAAGGAAAAGGAGTTGAAACCAAAGTTAAACTTATGAAGAATTCTAAAACTGGAGAAGCAGTTTTCCCAGGATTCTTTGCTGGTTTGACAAGAGAAGGTGTTGCTTATGTAAGAAACAACTTTATAGGTGATAAAATTGCCTTTAGTACTTATGAATTAGAAAAAATTAATAAGGAAGCAAGTGCTGCACCTGCAAAGGTTCAATCTTTTATTTCTGATGATTTAACCGCCACAGAAATTCCATCTGATGCAGGTATGGATCTTAATTTTGAGGTAGGAGATTTATAATCTAATTACTTGGAGTAAGATAATATGTATTTATTAGAGGTTGCTCCTAGAATAACTAAAGAATTATTACTTTCTAAACATACTCAAGAAACTTATTTTGAACATTACCTAGGAGTACCTGTTAAAAAAGGATTATTTGTTAGTCCTCCTACTATACGAATAGATAAAAAACCTACTTGTGCTTTTTATAAGAATAAACAAGGCATCTTAAAATTTAAGGATTTTGCTGGTCCAACATTTGATTTTGTTGGTGCTGTAATGCATATTTATCAAGTAAGTTATTATAAAGCATTGAGAATTATTGCCAATGATTTTGGATATTTAGATTTAGAAGATATTCCTAAGAATCCTCCTAAGATTGAATACAGCCATTTTGTTTTGGAAGAAACTGAAAGAGCTGTAATTCAAGTCGAAATACAAGAATTTTCTAAAAAAGAATTATTGTGGTGGGATTCCTTTGGAATTAGTTTAAACACTTTAAATAAATTTAAAGTATTTTCTATAAAATCTGTATTTTTAAATGGAAATTATTATGGTAGTTCTTCAGATCGTAGTCCTATCTATGGATATTACGGAGGTGAAAATAGTAATGGTGATGAATTGTGGCGTCTTTACATGCCTACAAGGATAAAATACAGGTTCTTAAGTAATTGGAGTGCTACCATGATACAAGGTGCAAAACAGTTACCTAAAGAAGGTGAATTAGTAGTAATTACAAAATCATTAAAGGATGTAATGTCTTTATATGAATTTGGAATTACTGCTATTGCTCCTAACTCTGAAAATTTATTCTTAACTGAAAATCAGTATATTAAATTATCAAATAAGTTTAAAGAAATTTATTTATTGTATGATAGAGATTTACCTGGTGTTAAAGCAGCCAATAAGATACGAAAACAATTTAAAAATATTCAAGTTTTATTAATGCCAAAAGTTAAAGACTTTACAGACTATGTAAAGAAATATGGCGTTTTAAAAACATTAAACTTAGTTAATAAATGGCTAGAAAAGCGAAAGAAATTGTAACTCCGGAATTAGATCTCTGAGTTGAAAATAAAGGAGAAACTGAAACTACAGTTGAAGTTATCCCAAAAAAGAAACGTTCAGGTGCATATTCCAAACAAAAAGGAAATGCATATGAACGACAGATTGTAAAAGAATTAAAAGAAATTACAGGAAATGAAAATCTTTGTACTGCTCGTAGTGAATCTAAGAAATTAGATGATATGAAGATTGACATAGCTGATCCTGATAAAATTCTTCCTTGTTATATACAAACAAAGAAAACACAAACTACTCCAAGCATAAAGAAAATTAATGCTGATGTAGGTCTTACTGATAGACCATTATGTATTCTTTGGAATATACAAGAAAAGAAAGAAGGAAATGTGAATATTACATCAAATGGTGAGTATGCTATCATTCCTAAAAAATTCTTTTATAAATTATTAGAAGCATATTATGAAGGAGAAAATTAAAGAAATATTATCCTCTACGCAAGACCAAGAAGAATTAATTAGTTCTTTATTCACATTATTTAATCATGAATTTATTTTACTTGAAGACGAAAGTTATGCTCGTGGATATGAACATGGTTATGATTTTGGTTGGGCTGATTGTGAGGAGAATTATTAAAAACTAAAACTAAATTATGAAATTAAATATTTTTTTAGACGTAGATGATGTAGTGTTGGGTTGGCATGAAGCTTATATTAACCGATATAATCTCCCAATGCCAACAAGTTGGATTCCTTACGAGGAAATTAAAGACCATCTGGCAGAATTATCAAAAGACAAGAATTTTTGGCTTTCTTTGAAAGCTAAACATATGCCTGATTTTAAACCTTCTGGATATGTATCAGCAAGAGGTGTCCCTGTTCAATGGACTAAAGATACTCTTAAATTGAGACAATTTCCCGGCCGCAGTAATGTACGCCATGTTAAGTGGGGAGAAAGCAAAATGTCTGTATTAAAAGCCCTAGAATGTGATATTTTTATCGATGATAAGATTGAAACATTTGAAGAGTGTTGGAAGCATGGAATTTTTTGCTTATTAATGGATACACCACAGAATCGTAATTTAAAAACGAAATATCGTATTCGTGATTTAAAGATTCAAACAATAATGAAGAAATATAGTGGCAGAAATTAAAGTAGTTCCTGGAACTATTCAATTAATAAGAATGACTGATGCTGAATATTTCAGTGATCAGTATAAAGATTACATATCAAATTCCAAATTAGGATTATTTAATGTGGATGAAGGGGGTTCTCCTGAAAAATTTAACTCTGGATTTAAAGAAAGTTATTCTGAATCCTTTGAGTTAGGCACTGCAGTCCATGCTATGTTATTGCAAGCTAAAGATTATCACATAGCAAATATAAATAAACCTTCTGGAAAATTAGGAGTCTTTGCAATGGAAGTATATAAATTGCGACAACAAAATTTTAAAATTTATGATTCCATTAAACAAGCCTCTATTAATGCAGATTATTATGCAAAACAATTTTCTGCTACAAGAATAAAAACTGCAATTAAAAATTCTTTAGACTTTTATCTTAAAAGGATGAAGTTTCAGGGAGAGGTTGATAAAGAAACAATTTTCTTATCTGCTGCAACTCAAGATAAGTTTGATGAATGTATGGCTAATATTTATTCTTCAAAACTTATAAATACATTATATCCAGAAGGATTACTTAGTTTACCTGAGTATTTTAATGAATATGCTGTATTATGTGAAGTTGATATTGTGTTTGAAGATAAGACTGTAAGAGTAAAGTTAAAAGGAAAACTTGATAACTTTACTTTAGACCATGAATCTGAAACAGTAACTCTTAATGATTTAAAAACTACTAGTAAACCCATAGATTATTTCATGGGTAATTATGTTAAATCTAAAGAAAATCCTGATGAAGAAATTTGGTATAATGGTTCTTTTCAAAAATATAGATATTATCGTCAAGTTGGCATGTATTTATGGTTATTGCAATTAGCATTACAGGAATTATTTGGATATAAGTATAAATCTAAAGTTAACATGTTAGTTATTGAAACGGTTCCAAATTATAAAAGTAAAGTTTATTCAGTAAATGGAAAGTACATAACAGCAGGTTTAAAAGAATTTAAAGAATTATTAATAAAACTTGTTGAATGGACAGAGCAGAATCCTTAAGAATAATTTCTGAAATTAATTCTCTTAGTTTTGAAGAAAAACAAAGAATTTATCAATCCTGTTTTTCAGTTGGATATGTAGGTTCTGGAGATTTAAATGATAGGTTGGTATTAATTTCATTAGTATCATTGACTTATCAAAAAATGAAGGAAAAAGATAAATCTATAACGCCGTTAAAGCTTTTATTAAAAATTACTGGTCAGAAAGAAGACGCTTCTAGTTTCTATTCTTTTTTAGAGTCTCTGGCATTTTTAGTAGAAGACATGACTTATGGAATCAAGAAAATAGATTCTTGTGGAATGAAAACATCACAAGATATTATAAACAAAATAAAAGAACTTCTCAATACTTGGATCCCTTTTTAGTATATGAAAAAAGTAACTACAGAAAGCTGATGTAAAGAATCAGCATTAATTCATAAAAATAAGTATGATTACTCAAAAGTAATTTATACGAAATCAATTAATAAAGTTTGTATAATATGTCCTATTCATGGAGAATTTGAACAAGTTTCTGGAGAACATATCAGAGGCAGAGGATGCTCTAAATGTGGCAGAATTATACATGAAAAAAGTAGAAGATCTACGACTGAACTTTTTATTGAGAAATCTAAAAAGATTCATAAAGACTTATATGATTATTCAAAAGTTAATTATATTAATGCCAGGAAAGATGTATGTATTATATGTGTGAAGCATGGTGAATTTTGACAAAATCCTAATAATCATATAAATGGACAAGGGTGTCCAATTTGTAAGTGTTCTTCTGGAGAACAATTAATTTTTAATTGATTAAAAGAAAATTCTATTAAATTTGTTCAGCAAAAAGAAATTGAAGTTCATAAAATAGCTAGAAATACTAATAAAGTTATCATAGATTTTTTCATAAAACATAATGATAAACAATATTTTATAGAGTATGATGGAAAGCAGCATTTTGAATTTGTTCCGTACTTTCACAAAGGAGGAATAATAGATTTTGAGAAACAAATAAATAGAGATAGGATTTTGGAAGAATTTTGTGAATTATATAAAGACAAAGTTACTTTAATTAGGTTTAATTACAAACAAGAAAAAGAAGAAATAATTATTAAACTAAAAAATATATTAAAATAATATGGATACCATTTTAAGCAAGCAAGTATTTTTCATAGACGATTTTGCAGCAGAAGCAGAGATATTTGAAGAAGAAAAAATTTCAGTTTGGGTAACCGATAAGGACAGAATTCTACCTTCTACAAGTCTTTCATTATCTAGCAGATTAGAACCTGGAGTTTATGAGGTCGGATATAGTAAAGATCAAGGTTTCTTTTGTAGGAAAGCAACAATCATAAATGATGAATTATTCATTTTTTCTAATTCTTTAACACAAAATCTTTTAAAAGAGATTGAGTTATTTTGGAATAAAAAAGACTTCTATGAAAAGAAGAATTTCTTACATAAAAGAGGGATTTTCTTAGAGGGTTATCCGGGAACCGGAAAAACGTCTTTAATTTCTCAAATATCAGAGGGTGTAATTGCTGCGGGTGGAGTTATCTTCAAAGTTAAAGATTTTAGGAATTTAGTTGATTATGTTGAATTTATAACAAGTTATTTTAGGAAAATACAGCCTGAAACTCCTGTTATTACAATCATCGAAGATCTCGATAAATATCTAGAAGTTGAAAGTGAATTATTAGATTTCCTTGACGGAAAGACTAATATTAATCATCACATCGTAATTGCAACTTCTAATAACACAGAAGAAATTCCAGAAACTCTTTTAAGACCTAGTAGATTTGATATTAAAATTGAAATTCCAATGCCCGATGATATAACTCGAGCAGAATATTTCAGATTCAAAGAAGTCGAAGAAGAAAAAATTGAGGATTTAGTAAAATTAACTAATAAGTTATCATTAGCTGACTTAAAAGAAATATACATTTGTATTTACTTTTTAGATTACACAATTGAGAATGCTATTAGTAAGGTAAAATCCCCAAAATCAAGAAAAAATTATTCGTTTGGTTCTACTAGAACCTCTAAAATAGGTTTTTCTCCAGATAATTAAAAAAATTATTGCCAGATCAGAATTAAAATTAATTGTAAATAAAAATTTACAAAAGTTATGTATTATGCTTTTTTCTCATTAGAAAGCAGTATCTTTGTATAACCAATCAGATAAACCACTAACAGATAAGAAAAAACTATAAATCATAAAAATGTAATGAACATGAAAACAGTAGAAGCACAAGGCTACAACAAAGAAAAAGCACTCGAATCAACCGGATTAGATGTAGAATTAGACAGATTGAAAAATGCAACCACAGCTTGGAAAAAAGCCGGTTCGCCTTTAAACAGTAAGGATTTGAATAAATTTATGGCAACATATATTAAAGAGAAGAAAGCCGTTGGCGCTTACCTAGTTATTGAAGCCGCTTCAGACGACACACGTCTTCGCCCTTACAATGTAATTAATGAAACTACTATCGGTAAACGTAAATCAACCACTACCTACCAAATTAAAGAAGCTGAATTAGCTGTTAAATTTCACACAGAAACAAAAGTCGTTGTTGACAAAGAAACTGGAGAAGAAAAAACAGTAGAATTTCAATCACCTTACAGAAAAGAAGTGATCGAAGTTGAGGTTGACGTTCTTGATGAAGATGGCAACAAAACAGGTGAGAAATCAGTAAAACTTAAAGAAGTTGAAATCCCACAGGTTAAAGTTATTTCAACTGGTCCAGTTGAAGGCCGTGCAAGTAAAAAAGACGAAGCATTGAAATTAATGAAAGAACTTATCACTACAAATGAGAAGAACTACGTCATTGAAATCGTAAAAGAGGTTACAGAAGGACAGAAATATGCTGCTTACGGTCAGTATACTCCTTCGAAATCAGCAAAAATGGGAAAATTCATTTTCTTCCACGCTGAATAATATCGTTACTTGTAACGGAAATTGGTAATTTTACCCTAGAGTTGGATTTTATCTCTAGTAAATCTGAATTGTAAAAATCATGTCGATGGCTGACATTAAACTAAATAAAGGCTGCTGGATTTATCCGGCAGTCTTTTTTTTATCCAATAATCAATTACTAATGGCGTAACAGCTAATAAACTATTTTAATGGAAGAAAATTTAACTGAATTACCAGATATTGGGGCTGAATTAAAATTAAAGGCAAAAGAGAATAAGAATTATATTAGGAGGGTTGTATACAATCCAAATGAAACTTTAGAACACAAGATAGATCGACTTGTATTAGATTTAAAAAATACAAAGGAAGAAGTACAAGAAATGATAAATTTTCTTGGAATGTCTTTAACCGCATCTCAATTCTCAGCTGCTAAATTACATATATTACCTAAAAAAGAAAGATACATAATTTCAAGTGCACAAAATGCAAGTGAAGTAAACTTGAAATTATTACATAATATAGAAGCGTATGCTTCATTTATTGGCGCAGAGATAGGCATTATTGCTACAAGATACAAGAATCCAACTTCAATGTTTAAAGAAGGAGATGATGTTTGGGATGAAAGAACTCATCCTTATTTAACTGCTAACAGACAATTTTTACATAAAAATTTATTGTTATTAGCTGATTTAAAAGTACAAGCTACTTCTCCTAATCCAACTAATGGTCTTGAATTATTTGGAGACCATGCATCTGTAATTGTTGGTTCTCCTAGAATTGAAATGAGATCAGTTTCTGTATTACCAGGACAGTTACAAAAATTTCTTTATTCTACAGGAACTGTTACAATACCTAATTTTACTGATTCTGTAGCAGGAGGTAAAGCAGTTGAACACCATACTTATGGATTTGTTGTTGTTGAAATAGAAAATGAAGAAGTAGTTCATGTAAGAAATGTATCAGCAGATGTTGATGGTAACTTCAATGATTTAATATATAGAGTTGAAGATACTGCAGTTACAGCAGAAGATGTTGAATGTTTTGTTTGGGGTGATAGTCACTTTGCTCGTAAGGATGAAAATGTTACTAATGGTTTTAGAAAACTTTGTAAAGATTTAGGAATAGAAACTTCTGTTTTACATGATGTGTGGGATAGTAAATCAATCAATGTTCACAATCTTAAAAATCCAATAGTTCAACATGAATTAATGAAAAGTGGTGAAGATGATTTGAAAAAAGAATTAGAACAAATGTATAATGAATTAAATTGGTTTAGTGATAATATGACAAAGACGATTGTAGTTGCTTCAAATCATGATGATATGCTTGATCGTGCTCTAGTGCAAACTCAATGGACTGACAACCTTAAAAATGCTGAAATATTTATAGAATTACTCGGATTAAAATTGTCTTTAAAAGCTCCTAATGGTTTGATACCATATTACATAAATGAGAAGTTTCATAATATACAAGCATTAGGAATTAATGATTCTTATATACTTCATGGAGTTGAGTTGGGATTACATGGACATAAAGGTCCTAATGGATCTAGAGGAAGTGTAAAATCTTTTGCAAGATTATCGCAGAAAACTATTATAGGTCATTCACATTCTCCATCTATTCATTGGGGATGTTATCAGGTTGGACTTTCATGTTCGATGGAACATGGTTATAATCAAGGATTGTCAAGTTGGGCTTATGCTGGCTGTACTTTGAATAAACATGGAAAACGTCAAATGATTATTTTAAATCAAAATACTTTAACTTACACAACACTTTATTAATATGGAAATTAAGATAAAAACAAAGTTTACTGTAACACAAATAGTGGATCGGGTTCATATGCAATCTTTTGATATAGAAATATTAGATCGTTTTAAAACGTATATTTCAACTAATGGCTATAACCCAGAAAATGAGGATGAATTAAATGAAGCTTTTTTAGATTTTTTAAGTTGGGATGAGAATTCATTAAGCAAATATAACTACCAAACTAATGAAGAATTACGTGATGTAGATGATGTAGAAATCTTAAATTGGGAAGAAATTTTTCCTCTTATATCTGATCTAATACTTTCTGTCAATTGTTGTGAAATGGAAACGAATAATGGGTTTAAATATTGCCCAGAATGTGGTAAACCTATAAAACATAATTAATATGAAATACATAATAATTAAAGCAGATACAAATGATGCTGATTATGTTACAGAAGTATCTTTAATTACTGATGGACAGATTGAAAAAATAAGACCTGTTGTAGAAGCGATTAAAGCATTTGTTCCTTTAGAAAAGCATAGGCATAACTGGCCTACAGGAGAAACAGCTTATAAACATAGTGTTCCTGAAATTATTTATCAAGATAAATTAGGTAAACATTTAATTAATTTATTTAATGATTTTGTTCCTGAAGGGGACCCAAATTACCCTGGAATACATACTATTGAATCCGTTAAGATTGTTGAATTAATAGAAACTTTATTATGACAGCACTCGTAAAAGTAGAATCAAATGTTGAAATAAAAACTTTTGAAACCAGAACCTATACTAAAGATTTGGATATATTAGATTATTTCCGAGAGGGATACTTAGAAGGAGATTTTCATTCAGAGAAATCACTTAAAGAAACTTTTGAAGAGTTTATAACTTATACTTCCAAAGATATAATACCACATTTAGGTTCAAATGAAGAAATTGAAGAAGTTATTTCTGTTCAGATTTTGAATTGGGATGAAATTTATCCAATTCTGTCCTATTTAATTGTAGTACCTGAAGTACCTGAAAGAAATCAGTGTTGCAAGAACTATGAAAAGATGAAATTTTATTATTGTTCACTTTGTGGAACTAAATATTAATATGGAACAATTATATCATATTATCCAAGTTTATGGATACAAAGGCGGAGAATTAATAACTTCTTTTAATATGTCTTATGAGGAATTTATTGCAGAATTATCTGAGCTTTTTATAGATAATTATATTTATAATGTCTTAGATTCTGATTTAAGTGAATCAGAAGTATTTAATAAATTAACAGAGATTAATTATAGTGGAGAATTATTGACATATATTTTTGATAATTCTTCTTCATATGCTGGTAATGAAGGCAAAGTTTGGAAACTTTATCAGACTGTAGATAACAAAATGATTAAATTATCATTAACTCAAACTATATTAGACGATGTAGTTAAGGAGTTTATAACGTCAAATATTTAATGGATATCACATTACAAGAATTATTAAAAGGGAGGAGTACTATAATAAAGAATAAAGAATTCTTCCCTACACAACATTACGTACAGCCCTTTATAGATAAATTATCACCTCTTACTGATGATTTTAGATTCCAGGTTAAAATTCCTGATCAAATGACCATTAGTAAAGACATGGCTGATTTAACTTATAATAGAGTTTTAGTACAAGCAGTGTTGCCAAAAAAATTTACCATAGATAACCACGATGAAGTTGTCGGATTTCTCTATGGAATAGATGTTAAAAAACCAGTAGTTAAGATTTATAGAGGATATTTAAATCAGGCTTGTACAAATCTTTGTGTGTTTAATCCCACATGGTTAAATGTACAAGAATTAGTACCTGGTGAACCTATAAATTTTTCTCCTATTAAATCATTACTAGAAAATACTAATGATTTTGCTGTTCAATTGGACAAGTTAAAATCAACTTATATTGATAGAAATGCAAAAACTCAATATCTTGGAGAGTGGGTTGATTATGCTTTAAGAGAATCTCAAGATTATGGATTTGGAAAAGTCAAGATAGCTGTAAGTACTCCAATTGATGCTTATAAAGAATTATTCATTAATTCGGATAGTGATTATTTTATTCCAGAAGGGATTAATCCTACACTATTTGATATTTATAACTCTTTCTCTCAACTTATTACTGATGATAAGAAAGATTTAATGAATAAATTTGAAAAGACAATGATTATTAATCGTATATTGAAAGTATAATGAGTAGAGAGCAATTAAAATTTACAGAATATGAAATTAAACCTATTCTTTATGAATATGCTTTTGAATCAGATGAATACTGTGATGAAAATGGATGTGGAATAGAAGGACCTTGGGATGATTTTGGTATTATTGAAACTTCTGTAGAATATACTGATTTAGAAAAAGCATACGAAGATCGCAGGGTAATTGTACAGAGAATCTCTGATGGAAAACTTTTTGAAGGAAATTATTCTTTTTCTTACCACCGCTGCGATTATAATACATTACTTACAGAAGTTTTTCCAAAAGATATAGTTGTAACAATATATGAATAATGGATGAAATTAAGTTAGGATTAGAACAAGAAATTGCTGTTGACTTAATTAAGAAATTTATCAGTACGTCGAAAGAAACTGCATTTTCTCTTATGGGATATGCAGGTACTGGTAAAACTACAATTATTAGATGGCTTATAGATTATTTAGAATCTGAAAATATTCAATATATTCTTGCTGCTCCTACTCATAAAGCTAAATCTGCTATTAATTATTCTACTAATAGAACAGCATTTACATTACATCAATTATTGAAGTTACTTCCAAATATGGAAATTATAAATTTTGATTTAAGGGATTTACAATTTAACATGGATTGGAATAAATTAACAGACATTCCTTGGGATGGAATCATTATTTGTGATGAATCTTCTATGATAAATGATGCTTTGTTTAATATGCTTATTCAAAAATGTCAGGATATGAATACAAAGATCATTTTCGTTGGTGATCCTGCTCAATTAAAGCCTGTTAAATCAAGTGAAAAATCTTTGGTTTTTAATACAAGAGAATCTTATGAACTTAAAAAGATTTATAGACAGTCTAAGGAAAGTGCACTTTATAGTGTATTACCTACTTTAAGAGAAAAATCAATTATAAGATTTAACACAATTCTTGAGTCAGAAGGTTCTATTATTTGTATAAATGATGCAAGAGAGCTTTTTAGGAATGTTTTGCCATTTTTTACAAAAGCTATTAATGAGCAAAATATCTTTGAAGCTAAATTATATGCTTACACAAACAATCGCAGTAAAGCTTTGAATAGAAAAATGCGATCTTTATTATTTTCTGGGGATGAACCATATTATCAAGGGGAAATATTAACTTGTTATGAAAATTTTGTATATAATTCTACAAGTTATTGGAATTCTATGGATTATATAATTGATTCTAAAGTAATTAAAACTGAAAAGTATATACCTCATATTGGAACTTTAGCTGGTTATAACATTTCTTTATATGATACATCTGAAAAATGCAGTGATACTATATTTATAATTGATCAAGAAACTAGACCTGATATCTTATATTCTATTGCCTCTCTTATTGAAAATACAAGATTAAAAGCAGTTGATATGAAGCGCAGAAAAGACAGAAATGCACGTTTTGTATGGGAAAAATATTTTGATATAATTCGCAGCTTTACAACTCCAATTGATTTAATCTATGATAATAGGATTGTAAAAAAGAAAACGTTTGATTATGGATATGCTTCAACAGTTCATAAAAGTCAAGGCTCTTCAATAAATAATGTTGCAATTGATATGAAGGATATAAGTATTTGTAGAGATGAGTTAGAATTGAGGCAATTACAATATGTTGCAGTTTCTAGAGCTAAAAATAATGTTTATATATTACAATAGTGAAAGTAATTAAAATAATATATGACGATAATACTACATTTATATTAGATATAGTAGAGAAAGTACAAGAGAACTTTAAACTCTACATTGAAAAATATAATATTGATGATTTTCGTCAAAAGAAAAAAGCATTACCCATTATGACAAGACATGGTACAGGAAATGTGCCACTTATTGTCTTTGAAAATGAAAATTTAGATGAGTATGCTGCTATATGGGTAGAATCTGATACAGATTGGTTAATAGAAATAAATAAAATATTAAATGAGTAAAATTGTTAGGGGATATTTTTATATAAATACCGGGTATTCAAACTGTTCAAAAACTGAAAATTTTGAAGTAATATTTGATGATAATGATACAGAAGAGATTATTCAAGATGCATTAGATAATCATTTTAATGATTTTTTAGGTAATATGGATATGGGATGGTAATAAACGAAGAAGAAAATGAATAGTATACAAGAATACTTTAAAGACGATGATTTAGCATTACATGCTTGGGAGTCTAAATATCGTTTAGGACAAGAAACTTTAGAAGAGTTTTTTGAACGAATTGCAAGTGAATTTGCAAGATTAGATAATTTTTACAAAGATCCTCAAGATTTGAATGAGGAAGAATGGAATAGTTTAAGTGATTATGGGAAAGAACGATTCATTGCAGAAGACAGGACAGAAAGTTTTTTAAAATTATTTAAGAATTTCAGCCACATAATTCCAGGAGGATCTGTTCTTTCAGGGATAGGAAGTGGAAAACCAGTATCTTTATCAAATTGTTTCGTTATTGAAACAGAAGATTCAATAGGCAGTATATTTGATGCCGGTAAAGATATGTCACAAATTTATAAAAGACGTGGTGGAGTTGGATTGGATTTATCAATTATACGACCTGCTGGTGCTTCAGTAAATAATGCTGCTAAAACTACAAGTGGTGTAGTGCCATTTATGGAGTTTTACAGTCAAGTAACAAATACAATAGGGCAAGACGGTCGTAGGGGAGCATTAATGCTTTCTATTGATATTAGTCACCCTGATAGTCCTGCTTTTATCATGGCGAAGCAAGACCTTACAAAAGTCACTGGTGCAAATGTTTCAGTAAGACTTAACGAAGAATTCATGAAATGTGTTGAATTTGATCAAGACTATATATTAAGATGGCCAATAGATCTTATTAAACCAAAATGGATGATTAAAGAAGAAGTTGATAGTTGGAATTATAATGAATTAATTACACTTGAAAATTCTGTACAAAGTATAAAAGGATATGCTAAAAAAGTAAAAGCAAAAGAATTGTGGAATTCTATAATTCATTGTGCTTGGAATTCTGCAGAGCCTGGAATTTTATTTTGGGATAACATTATTAATAATGATCCTGCCAGTGTTTATTCAAAATTTACTGCTAAATCAACTAATCCTTGTGGTGAAATTCCTTTAGCACCATATGATGCTTGTAGGTTAATTGCTACTAATTTATATTCACTTGTTGAAAATCCATTTACTCCTAATGCACGGATTAATAGAATACTTGCATATAAGGTATTTTATGAAGCACAAATTATTGCAGATATTTTAGTTGATCTTGAAATAGAAGCAGTGGAAAGAATTATAGATTCTACAGAAGGAAGTGAAAGAGAATTGTGGGAGAAAATAAATTCTATCGGTCAAGCCGGTCGTAGAACTGGAACTGGTATTACAGCATTAGCTGATATGTTAGCAGCTTTAGGTAAAAGCTATGATGATATTGATACAATTGATCAAATAATGAAGCTTAAAATGGAAGCAGAATTAGATGCTTCTATTGATTTAGCTATTATAAATGGAGCTTTTCCTGAATATAATAAAGATTTAGAAGTTTTTGATCTTGCATTTAATACATATGAATCTGTTTATCATGGTGCCAATATGTTCTATGAAAATCTATCAAAGAATTTCCCTGCACAGTATGAAAGAATGACTAAATGGGGACGTAGAAACATTTCTTGGAGTACTATTGCTCCTACAGGGACAATAAGTATTATGGCAGGCACTTCTTCTGGATGTGAACCTGTATTTAGTATTTATTATACACGTAGAAAGAAATGTAATCCAGGTGAAGTTCCGGATTTTATTGACCAGAATGGAATAGGATTTAAGAATTATAACGTGGTTCATGGCAAATTTAAAGAATGGTTTGATATAACTTATCCAAATGCTATCACTCCATTAGAAATTTTGAAAAAAGAAGAGTTAGATGAAATTATTAAAGTATCTCCTTGGTATAATAATACTGCAGAAGATATACTTCCAATAAGGAGAGTTGAAGTACAAGCAACCTTACAAAAATATACTACACACTCTATTAGTTCTACAGTAAATGTAGCCAAAGATACTCCAGAATCTGATATAGCAATTATTTATAATGAAGCTCACAAGCAAGGTTGTAAAGGAATTACTGTTTATCGTGATGGTAGTCGTAGTGGTATTTTAGTTAAAACTGAGCCTATAATAAGCAGCGAAACTCGTCCTGTTGAATTAGATTGTCAGGTTTTAAGATTTAAAAATGAGGATAAAAAGAATTGGATTTCTTTTGTTGGAATTTACAATAATAGAGCCTATGAAATCTTCACAGGTATTAATGATTTGGATGAATTGCCAATTCCTTCATATATTGATAACGGTAAAATTATCCGTGTAGTATTACCAGAAGGTTCAAGATATGATTTTTCATATGTTGATAAATATGGTTATACCAACACAGTAGGAGGATTAAATCGTGTATTTAATAAAGAGTATTGGAATTATGCAAGATTTGTATCTGCTTTATTAAGAGAGAATACTCCAATTGATAGAGTAGTTAAAATAATTGATGGGCTTACTTTTACTAATAAAGGTATGAATAGTTTTCAAGCGGGATTAATAAGATCTCTTAAATTATTTATTCCTGATGGCACTGAAGCTACTGGAGCAATTTGTGATAATTGTGGCAGTCATAATATTATCTATGAAAGTGGATGTATGATTTGCAGAGATTGTGGCTCAAGTAAGTGTGGGTAATATGGATACTTTACTTTCAAAATTATATTTTGCCATAGACGAAAAACTCAAAACAGGGAATATTTCTTTCATAGTAATGAGTTACAAAACAGCTGATTCTCTTTGTAAAGAGATTTTAAACTCAGCTGGAATACGATTAAAATATTTTAATGGTTATGAAGTATTACTTTCAGAATCATTAAAATTCAGTGAATTTAGAATAGGATAAAAATTAAAAATAATGGTAATATTTTTCACAGAAGAAGATATAATTTCTTTCGGAGAATATCTATTGTCTGACAATCGTCGGATGAATATGATAAATATAATGAATATAACAGATGAAAATATAATTAAAGAGCAGTTATCTAAAGTACATGAAGATGACTTATCTAATTGGGCATACTTAAATACACATCCAAATGAACGTACAAATAGTCAATAAATCATCAAATCCAATTCCTGCATATGAAACTGAAGAATCAGCTGGAATGGATTTACGTGCAGATTTTACTAATGGCATTAAAGATAAATTCTTGTTTAGAACTAGTGTTGATGTTACAAATAAAACCATAACAATTCAGCCTGGTGGAAGAGTGTTGATACCTACTGGTCTCTTTACAGCTATTCCTAAGGGATATGAATTTCAAATTAGACCAAGAAGTGGTCTTGCTTTAAAAAATGGAATAACAGTGTTAAATACTCCAGGAACAATTGATTCCGATTATCGCAACGAATGGGGCATAATTCTTATTAATTTGGGTCATGAACCTTTTGTAGTTTCTCAAGGAGACAGAATTGCACAAGGTGTATTCAGTAAAGTTGATAGATGCACTTGGGAATCAGTGGAAGAATTAAATGAAACTACCAGAGGTTTAGGTGGTTTTGGACATACAGGAGTGAAGTAATATGAAAATAGAGATAGGTATAAAGCAAACTATAATTTTTGATTCTGTTAATTTCTACGGAGAAGGTTATGATGAAGATTACACTTTCGAAGATTTTAAAGAAGTTCTTATAGATTTTCTTTATGAGAATCCAGAATATTTACTTAATAACGTAGAATTTAAAAAAATTTAATATGAGAATATTAGTATCTTACAATGAAGTATTTGATTCTAATCAATTTTATGAAGATCTTTCTGAGGAAAGACGTAGTGAAATAACAAGTGAACAATTTATAGAAGGAATAGCTGATTATTTAGAAGATGTACCTATAATGTTAGTCAACTGTAAATTTGTAATATTAGAAGATAGCGATTTATAAATATAATAAGTAATAAAAAAATGACAAAATTAGAAAGTTTAGTAGAAGTACTAGCAAAAGAAGGAATAGACAATGAAATAATTCGTGATGTTATAGTTAATCATTATACTAGTCCCAATAAAAAAGAGTATGAGGTTGATGGTCAGACATATGTAGTACTTACTGAAAATGAAACAATTTCTATGCTAGAAGACAGATCATATGAACTAGCGGAAGATAAATTATATGAATTGCAAGAATCATATGATACAAAAAGACTTATGCCAGGAATTGAATTAGATACTCTTATAAATATGGAGAAACTTAGTGAACAATTATCTAGTCATATGGAATTTACTGAGGTTTTTAAAGATCATGAATATTTCGGTGAAACATATGATCATTTAGTATATGAGG